TCATTGCTCGCTGCACGCGCGCGCCTGATCCCGCATGACGCTGTAGTCGGCCAGCATCTCGGCGATGGCTGATCCGTCCGGCAGCACCGCCAATTCTTCGGCCGCCTGCGCCTGAAACCCGCGGCTGTATTCCACGACCGGCGGACATGCTGCCAGGCCGTTCGCTTCAAAACCCGCCGTCGCGCAGCCGGTCAACAAGCTCGTCGCGATTGCGAGGACGACGAGCCGCCGCCTCCAGCATCCGGCGTTGAACATCATTGGCCTTCTCCAAGGTTTCAAGGCGCTCGGCGCGGCGTCCCGCTCGCTCGCCGGACCGCCGAAGCGCAACCAGGAACAGGAGCGTGGCGAGGGCGGTGACGCCGTAGCGCAGCGCCGCTCGCATCCATGGGCTGGCGATAATCCCACCGAGAAAGGTCGAGATCATCGCTGCCCCCGGCGCCAGTCATCAAGGCGCGCGTAGATAGTTACGGCGATCCCGCCGAGCGCCACGGCGATGAACACACAGCGCAGAGTGTCGAGATACGGCACGAGTGGCAGGATAGCGGTCTGGGTCTCGGCCAACACGCTCTGCGCGACCTCAACGCCCGCAGCACCCAGTGTCGCCACTCCGGCCGCGCCTCCACCCTTCATGGTGCGGCTGTCGGCCAGCACCTCGCGCGCGGGCGGCGTCTCCGCTGCAAATGCCGTCGCCCGGCCCGGGAAGCGCTCGCCCCACTGCCGTGCGGGGCCGAGGTCGACATGGACGAACCCCGAACGGGGATAGAAGCCGAAGCCGAGGAAACCGACCTCCTGTGCCGCCGCCTCGAATGCCGCAGGGTCGTGGTTGGCCATGGCGATATCGAAGGCCGCGCCGTCCATGTGCTTCGAGCGGGATGCGCCGCCGACGGCACGATTGTGTTCGGGGCTGCGATAGGCGGAGCGGACGATCAGTGGCTTGCCCAGCCGGTTGCGCAGCGCCTGCAGCTTGTCCAGTGCTGGTCCGTTGATCATCAGTTTGCCGGTGCCCCGGCAGGCGATTTCAGCGGGCGAGAAGTTAGGCCAGCGCCAGGCGCTTTCCGGCACGTCACGCCAATGGTCGTAAAAGGTCGTCGTCATGATGTCCTCCAGAAACGAGTTTCCGGCCCCTAGTAGGGGCTCGGTGCGTTCGCCGCTCGGGAAGGTCCACTGGACCCTCCCGTCTGCCTTGCAGGCAGATCCCGGCTGCCCCCGCCACGAGGGCGGGTGTGCAGATGATCGGAAAGGTGCGCGTGTCACCTGTCGGGATAGCGTTGAAAGGCTTGCAGCATCAGGTTGCGCATGTCGTGGATGTCGACCTCGATCCGAGCCAGACGGTCGTGATCGATCTTTCGGTCTTCGTCGCGGCGTTTTTCGATACGGGCGCGCTCGGCCTCAAGCTCTTGCTCGAGCTTGTGCAACAGGGCTTCATTGGTGAAGGCCTTGCGGGTGACGGCCGCGGCCAGCCCTGCGACGAAGGTCAGCCAGACGCCGATGGCCGCGGTGATCCCATGGTCGCGGAAGGCATCACCAATTTGTTCTGCGAGGGTCGGTTTCAGGGTCATCCGATTTTCGCCCCCCAGAAGCTGGTGGCGTCGGCCGCAAAATACCCATCCGCGACGCGGAAATCACCCTGCAGTTCTACGGTATCGCCTGCAACCAGCGGCACCATGGTCTGCAACCACAGCGCCGTGGCTTCAGTGACGTGATCGCCGCTGACCTCCCCAAAGGAGCCCCGGATTTCGCTCAAACCGTTCAGCACCAGCCGCCCCCGCATGCGCGCGGTCGTGCTGGCGTTGATCTTGTAGAGCAGCGTCGCGCCGAAGAGGTAGGTGCCGTCGACCGGTGCTGTGAAGAGGTTGGTCCCGGAATCGAAACAGCCCTGATCGTTGTAGTCGGTGTTGTTGAGGCCGATCTTCGTCCAGGCTCCGACGCCGACATAGTTGTCGTAATTCGTCCAGGCCTTGAAGCGCGGCAGTTGCGGCTGGTCGACGATGCCGTTCGTGTTGTCGACGCTCAGCCCGTCGAAGAAGGTGCTGCCGTCGGCGGAGACAGCCAGTCGGAACCGGTCGGACCCAAAGAGCCCGACCAGCACCTTCGTCACGAAATTGGTCTGGAGCGTGAGCCCGAGATCGTCGCCCGCGGCCTCCTTGTTCATTGTATAAAAGAGATCGCCAGTCCCGCCTTCGGCCACGGTCTTCGCCGTCCAGAGCGCGGCGTTCAGCTTCGCGGAGAATGGATTGGCGGCGTCGGCGGTGGTCCCCAGCCCCAGAAGTGCAAGGTTCTGCAGGGCGTCCGGGGTCGAGCCGACCCAGCCCGTGCTGTCGTAGACCAACAGCAGACCTTCGTCCTCGACCCATGCGCGCCAGCCGGTGCGTGGCGGCAGGCGAAGCCAAGCCCCGTCGGTGAATAGTGCCACGTTCGCGTCCCACCCCGTCCAGTCACCGGTGCCGCCGCTGGCCACGATGTAGCGGTCGCCATCATTGGGAGAACCGGGTGGCGCAGTCAGATCTCGGTCGAGAACTGAGAGCTGCACGAGCCCATCCAGCAGGCGCAGGGCCTCGTTGTGGGTGACATGCTTCTGGGCCTGCGCCGCCAGAATATATGGCAGCAGCAGGTTGGTCGTGGTGTCGGACATGCGATGGCCTTCAGAATGTGAGCGTGATGGTTTTGGCCGCACCCCGCCCGATCAGGGCGGAGAGCTGGTAGATGCGGATATCGAGCGTGTCGCCGGAGCCCAGCAGCGCGCCCCAGTCGGCGGTCTGCTCGGCTCCGGTGTAGATCGCGCTGGTCGTGGGAGTGGTCAGCGTGCGTTTCACGGCAACGCCATCGAGGATCTCGACCTCATAGGCTTCGACCTCTTCGATCAGCGGCACCTCGACCGCGCCCCAGCTGTCGGCCGCCAGGGCCCGGGACCGGCGTGTCCAGCGGATCGTCAGATCGCCGGGCACGCGTGGCTTGCGCCAGGGCTGCTCGACATGGGCGACCGAAAAGGGGTGCAGACCCACGCCAATCGGTGTGAAACTGGCCGCCACATAGGTCTCGTCGCTGACAGACCGGCTTGCGGGACCGACGCGCCAGTTCCACGGCAGCCCGAGATCAGCCTCGGAGATTGGCAATGATGCCAGAGCGTCGTCCAACACCACCACCCGCGTACCTGCCGGAGCCGGATTGGCCATGGCTGCTTCCGTGCCGCGCTGACCTCGCAGCAGCCGCGTCAGGCTGTAGCGGCCCGGCGCGATCAATTCTGCATCCCCTGCTTGCACGATTTCCCAAGTACCGGCCGTGTTTTCCACGGCCAGCGCATTGGCCCCACCGAACAGGGTCAGGTCCGTGACGCTCTCCAGCGTGCCGGTCAGCAGATCGACAACCAGCGCATTGCTGAGATCGAACCGCGATGTGGGACCAGCATAGAAGTCCGAGACCAGCGCGCCGATCCGGGCACGGCCACCAAAAGTGGTCAGCAGCTCGAACCCGTCCGTCGACGGGCTGCGGAACACTGCCATCTCGCCCGGCCAAGGGACGGCATGAGCTACGACAAACGGGCGATGGGCCGCCTGATCCTCGGTCAATTGCGGCAGGTCCAGAAACACTGCCTCGGGTGCGCCGAACACCACGGCCTTTAACAGGGACGACTGTCGTGGCGATCCGGGCGGCAGGTCGAAGGCCTCGCGATCCTGGCGGACAACTTCGATGCCTCGCGCCTCGGCATCCGCGATGGAGACCAATCGCAGCGGGATGTGCCGCCCGTCATGTGCCAGCGTGACAACGTCCGCCGGATCCAGCGCCAGCCGTGAGGGAGGCAGGCGAAACGCCGCCGTTTCCCGCCCGGTCCAGGCTTCCATCAGCGCGCGGCGGCAGCGCCGTTCGGCTTCCTCTGGCGGGACTGCCATCGGAAAGCTCTCCGAGGCGATCCGGGTCGTATCCACGGTGATGCGCCGGGCCTCAACCAGGGCGGCGTCGTAATCCTCGTCCGCCCGCGCCACCTGCCATTTGAGCGCCTGCGGCAGTTCGGTTTCCTGCGCGCGGGTCAGTTCCAGAACGTCGCCGTCGCGGGCCCCGCTCCCCGCGCTCGGGGCAACCAGATCGTCGTGCATAACGCTGGCCACCGCGGTGCGCCCCCGCATGACAAACCGGATCACGCCTTCGGTCTCAACCGCGTCGAACCCGAAATGCCGCGACAGAGTGGTGATGGAAGCGCGAGGGGATTCCAGCGCGCCGATCGCGTAGCCTTCGACTGCGCCCCAGAGGCCGGTGACGTCGATCCGGGCTTCCGGCATTCCAGCCCGCAGGCAGAGATGACGGACGAGCGCGGCCAGCGACACCGCGCCAAGCCGCCCGGTCAGCCAGTGGCCGAGCCGCCAGTTCGCGCCGTCCGTCCACACGTCGGTCAGCGCCGGGAAAAAGGGATAGGGCCGCGCGTCCCATGTCCAGGCAGCGCATTCAGGCACATGCACCATCCGGCCGCCGTAGACCGATGACACAGGGTTATTCGCGGCCTCACCCCACCAGAGATACGTCGCCTCGAGATAGGCCCGCTGGATGGCGTCGTCCCGCCAGCCTCGCGAGAAATGCGGCGTGAAGCTTTCGGACGACTTCGGATCGATGAAGACGTTGGGCTGGTTCGTGCCCCGGTCGATGGCCGGACATCCGAGCTCGGTGAACCAGATCGGCTTGGATTGCGGTGCCCACGCCGTCGGCGTCGCGCCCTCCACGCCACCCGGGCGGTCGTAGTGCGCGTTCGACCACCAAGCCTGCAGATCCTTGTAGCGGAAGACCCATGGCTTGCTGGCAGTACCATCCGTGATCGGCGTGCGGACCTGCGCGGAGCGGTCGGCAGGGCTGGCATAAAACCAGTCGAAGCCTTCGCCGCCCGTAATGTTCGCCTGCAAGTAGGCGCGGTCGTAGATCGCGGGCCAGCCCTCGGCCGCATCTGCATGCTCGAACCCGTCGCGCCAATCCGACAGCGGCATGTAATTGTCGATGCCGACGAAATCGATCTCGGGGTCGGCCCAGAGCGGATCGAGGTGGAAAAACACGTCGCCGCTGCCATCGCCTGGCTGGTGCCCGAAATACTCCGACCAGTCGGCCGCATAGCCGATCTTGGTGCTAGACCCGAGGATCGAGCGCACGTCGGCCGCCAGATCGCGGAAGGCCTGAACCGCAGGATAGGCGCTGGCGCCCGAGCGGATGGTGGTCAGCCCCGGCATTTCCGTCCCGATCAGGAAGGCATCGACACCGCCCGCCGCCGCGCAGAGATGAGCGTAGTGCAACACCATGCGCCGTAGGCCCCAGTCACCGGAGGGCCCGGTCCACGATACCGACTGACCGGAGACGCTGAAGTTGGCAGGCGTCCCCGCGCCAAACAGCGCAGCGACCTGCGTCGCGGCGGTGGCAGTCTTATCCACCGATCCGGCGTACCCAACAGCAGGAGAACAGGTGATCCGGCCCCGCCATGGGAACGCGGGCTGGCCGGTCCCGGCGGCGTTGTCGGAATAGGGGTTCGGCAGCGTGTTGCCCAGCGGCACGTCCATCAGGATGAAGGGATAGAAGGTGACGCGCAGCCCACGCGCCTTCATCTCCTGGATCGCCTGCACCACGGCGAAATCTGCGGGCGTGCCACCATAAACGGGACGATCCTGATCATCGCGGCTGACGAGGAAGGCGCTGGCGCGGCTGACGCCATTGACCGACCAGATTGCGGGCGTGGTCGACTTGGCCGACACCTCGACCCCGGGCCGTACCTTGCAATTGCCTACCCGCAGATCGTCGCCAAACCAGGCGACCACCACCGATACGCTCTCGACTTTCGGTGCCATCGCCTGCAGCCGGTCCAGCGCAACCACCATGTCGGCGGTGTCGGTCAGCGCGTTGAGGTTCTCGGGCTCGGACGACCCGCCGCTGCCCTTCCGGATGCCCTGCGTGGCATAGGCGAACTCGCCGGATGCCGGGATCATGGTCACAGCCTGCGTGAGCCACTCCGCCGTGTCCGGATCGGCGAGCGGGCGGAACACCTCGAAACTCAGTTGCGGGATGCGATTGCCATAGTTGCCGAGCGGCAGGTCCTCGAAGACCACATAGGCGGTTCCGCGATAGGCAGGCGTGTTGGCAGCACCCATCTTCGCCAAAATGAACGGATCGGGGGTCTGGCCCTCGTCGCCCGGATACCAGCGCCATGTGATCCCGGCGGTGTCGAGCAGCTTGCCGTCGGCCCAGATGCGGCCGATGCCGGTGATCGGGCCTTCGCTGAGCGCGACCGCAAAGGAGGCGTAGTAGAAGTATTCGGTGGTCTTGACCTTGCCGCCACCCCCGCCGCCCTTGCCACCGCCCTGCGTGGTGGTCTTCGTCTCTTCGCGGAAATCCGTGGCCCAGATTATGTTCCCACCGATCCGCATCCGGCCATAGAGCCGCAGGATCACCGCCCCTTCGGTGGCCGAGGCGATGCGCAGACCGTCCATCCGCGCGCCTTCGATCCGCTGGGTCGGTGCCAGTGACGAGATGATCCAGCTGTCGACGACAGAGCCAATGGTGGAGCCGATGAAGCCACCGATGGTCGCGGCGCCGACACCGAGGATCGCACCGCCGATGCTGCCGCCAATGGCAGCGCCAGCGGCACCGAGAACGAGGGTGGCCATGTGTGGGTCTCAGCGTTGCGGGAACAGGAATGCGAAGGCGATGCGCCGTCGCCAGGACGGGGTGAGCGATTCCTCGATCGCGCCAAGCCGCTCATAGGCGTGGAGGAATCTGTCGGGCCCGGTGAGGATCCCGACATGCTTGGCGATGGCGCGCGGGGTCATGCGGAACAGCACTAGCGCGCCGGGACCGGCCTCTGAAGCTGCGATTTCCGGCATCATGCGCCGAGCGCTTTCGGCCAGAACCTCGCGGGGGCCGGTCTCGCCCCAATCCCGGCTATACGGCGGGATCGGGAACGGCTCGGGGCCGACGACCTCGCGCCAGACCCCGCGCGCCAGCCCGAGGCAGTCGCAGCCAACGCCCCGGAGGCTGGCCTGGTCGTGATACGGCGTGCCGAGCCAGGAGCGCGCGATAGCAATGACGCGCTCGGGATCGGCGGTGGCTCTCGTGCATCGCGATGCGATGCACTGCCGCCCGTCGTTTCCGGCGGAAACGACTTTGGTCACAGCACGCCTCCCTCATGTCCGCCATCCTTCGTGGCGTAGCGGAGCACCGCATCTTGGCCGGGGATGTGCGGGAAACCCCGGAAATTGGCGGTATTGGCGAACTTCGCGCTGCAGGTTTCGATACGCTTGTCGCAGCCTGCGCGAATGGTGAAGGCATCGTCCTCGGCGATCGCCCGCACCGGCGCTTCAAGCAGGGTCAGCACCGCGATGCCCTCCGTGACATCATGTGCAATGACCTCCGCTCGTCGCCCGGCATTGGCCCCGCTGGTCCAATCGACCGTGCCGAAGGTAAACCAGCCAGAGGTAAAACTGCCGAGTCCCGAGGCGGTGAAGGCCCGATCACGCAGGAGATCGATGACAGCGCCCGTGCTCTTGAAGGCGGGATCCTCGAGATCGACCCCGCAGCGCGCATCCCCGAGCGCAGCATCACAGGTCGCCTGAAACGTCCGGCCAACCGTCTGGCCGAGCACATGGGCGAGCGAGCGGACCTCGGCGACAAAGGCGAGCCGCCCGCGTCGGATCTGGCCGATGGCGCCGCGTCGCATCAGCACGCGTTGGCCGGTGTCCGCCCAGTTCACCCGCCAGACCTCCACCTCGGCGCTGTCCCAGCGGCCATCCAGAATGTCGGTCTCGGTGATCCGGTCGGAGGTCAGAACGCCCTCAGCATCTTGCGCGTCGACCGACAGGTCCGAGCCCGAGCGCACCTCTGAAGCCGTCAGCCCGCTTTCCGGCTCGAAGTTCGTGCCGTCGAACGTCAGCGTCCGGTCGTGATCGGTGAAGCCAAAACTCGCGCCGTCGGCGCGGAGGATGCGCCAGCACCAGGATACCGTTGTTGTCCCGTCGTCCAGATGCGCTTGCAGATCGGGGGTGATGCTTTTCATCGACGGAGTTCCAGCAATGGTATGGAGGTGATCGAGCCCAGCCGCTCAAGATCGAGCGTCACATCGAGCACGTCGGTGTCGAAACGAACCGGCACGTCGAACTCGAAGCCTGCGGTGATCGCGACCCCAGAGCCCGGTGCGGCAGCAAAGCTGACGACGCCAGTGGTGGCATCGACCGACCAGCCAGAGGGCTGCTCGACGCCCGACAGCGCGATTCGCACGGTTCCGGTCACCGGCTTCGCGATGGCGCGCGGCGAGGATTGCGCGCCCGAGGTGTAGCGCTTGACCAGCTGGAAGGCGGTCGTCGCGCCGTCGCCGGTGCCAATCGCCTGATCGGTGGAGGACAATGTGCCCGAGGGCAGGCAGGACTTATAGTCGCCCCAGTCCTTGAAGCGGAAGCCGTGAAGCCGCCCATTGCGAGCCTCGAAGAAGGCGACGACGGCCGCGAGATCGTCCGCGCGGCGGATGCCGTAGGCGACGTCGTAGCGACGGCGCGAGTTGGCCCAGCTGGCATTGCGCTCCTCATCGCCGCTGGCGAGTTCGACGATCTGCGTGCGGCGCTCTGGCCCACCGCGCGCGCCTCTACTGATATTGTCGGGAAACCGGACCTCGTGAAACGCCATCACATACCCCTCCGACCCATCGACACGGCGCGGGCGATGTCAGCAGCGACTTGCGTTCGCGATTGGCGGAAGCTCTCGGCATCGCGGGCCATGATGGTGACATTGACGCCACCGCCTGTGCCGTAGCTCTGTGCTTCACGCCGCGACAGCACACGCTCGCCGCGCTGCAAGATTGCGGGGACCTCATCGTGGCGGAGCCCTGCAACGCCGCCGGAGTGCATCCGGGGTGCGGTCTCGAACGCCATGGCCGGGACCATCCGGCCTGGCGCAGAGGCTCCAACCATGCCGCCCGCATGCAGGATGTTGGCGAAGATCCCGCCCGCACCCCCAAGCGCGCCGGAAAGCGCATTGGCGATCGGCCCGAGGATGAACCGCCGGGCCGCCAGCTTGGCGAGATCGGCCAACAGCGAGGTAACCAGATCGCGGAAATCCAGCTTGCCGGTCTTCACGAACTCGCCGACCGCATTCTCGGCCGACTGGAACGCGCTGACGAGGCTCTGTCCGATGTCCCCGCCAATCTCGCGCGCCTTGCTGGCATAGTCGCTGAGCGCTGCGGTGACCGCCTGCCAGCCGGAAACTGCGGCGTCGGTGTCAGGTTCGGCAGCAGTGGCAGCAGCCCCGGCCGCTGCGCCCGCACCCGTGGCCGCCTGTCCGGCATCGCCAAGGGCTGTCTCGAACCGCGCCGCCGCGTCGGTGGCTTCGGTCAGCGCGTCCGCGCCATCGTCATCGCTGCCCCGCACCGCATCGCGCAGCGCCTGCCAACTAGCGAGCGGCGCACGTGCCCCCTCGGCGAGATCGCGGGCCGCGCCACGATATGTGTTGGCCGTGGCAAGCGCAGTATTGGCCGCCGCGGTGAGCCCGAGATCGGGTGCGGAAAGCGGGTTATCCTCAAAAGCGCGGTCGAAGGCAGTCTGTGCGGCGGTGGTCGCGGCAGTTGCTGCGCCCTCAAACCGGTTCTCGATCTGGCCCAACTCGAGATCGGGGATGATCGAGATGCGCCGTTCGGACCCGAGCGCTTCCAGCCCCTGGTTGATCCCGCCAATGAACGTGTTGATGCGCGAGACCACGCCGTTCAGCATCGCCTCAACACCGTCGATCAGGCTGTTCGCCGCCTGAAACGCCAGATCGCCGATGGCGGCTGGCAGCATGCCCCAGATCGCCTTGATCGCCTCATAGGCCCCCTCAAACGTGTTCGCGGCCGTGTTGCCAAAAGCCACGACGCTCTCGATGGCGTTCTGCATGCCCGCCGCGGCATCGGCCTTCAGGTCGAAGAACATCGCCGTGGCCGCAGCGCCCGCTGCCGCAGCGCCCATCTTGATGCGATCCCAGACCTCGACGGCGAGGTCTTTCAGGAGGGACATCGCTTCGCCAATCCCACCCGCGCCGGAAACAAGGCGGGTGAACTGGTAGACAAGCTCGCCCGCGCCAACGATCAACGCCCCGATCCCGGTGCGGATCAGCGCGCCGCGCAGCAAGACCAGCGCCGTGGCGAGCCCACGGACCGACAGCGCTGCGACAGCCATCCCGGCGACCCAACGGCCTGCAAGAAAGGCCACAAAGGTCGTGGCATAGGTGGTCAGACGGTCGATATTGTCGAAAAGGCCCCGGATCGCGATACCGAGCGGCCCGGTGCGGCTGGCGACCGCCGCCATCGCGTTGGCGACCGCTTCCAGCGCAGGGGCCGCAGCGACGGCCAGTTGGTTCGACAGCCCGCGCCAGATCAGGCCGAGCCGCGAGATGGCATCGTTCGTCCGCTCGATCTGGTCGGCGTCCTGCTCCGAGACGACGACACCGAAGGCGAGGACGTCCTCGGTCGCCTGGCGTAGCGTCGCGGTGTCGATCCGGCTCATGGCGATGGAGCCTTCCTCACCGAAAAGCTGACCTGCTACAGCGGCGCGTTCTGCGGCGGGCACGAAACTTTCGATTGCCGCGTTGATCGCACCCACACGTTGGTCAAGCGGCAGGGCGATCAGCTCGGAGGCCGAGAGCCCGAGCCGGTCCAGCGCGTCGGCAGCAGGTCCCGTCCCGGCAGCCGCCTGGCTGAGCCGGCGCGTCAGATCCTTCGTCGCCTGTTCGATGCCGGACATGGAGACGCCCGCAAGCTCACCCGCCCGCTCTAGGGTCTGGATCGATGCGACGGTGGTCCCCAGCGATTGCGCCAACTTGGCCTGCGCGTCGACGGTTTCAAGCCCGGATCGGACCATCGCCACGCCAGCCGCAGCGGCGGCGGCCACGGCGGCCGCGGCAGCCACTGTAACACGACGGGAAAATGCCGCGAGCCGCGTGTTGGCCGCTTCCATCTCCCGGCTAAGGCGGCCGAAACCGCGCGCTCCGGCCTCACCGACACCTTCCAGCTCGGCGCGCATCTGTCGCCCGCCGACTGCGGCAAGTCGGACAGAAACGCGTTTCTCAGCCATTGGAATGATCCATCTGTTCGTTGAGTTTTGCGACCATCACCGCCTCGACGACGGGCAGCAGTTCGGCCATCGCCAGAGGCGGGATGCCAAGCGCGTCACCTAGGGCAAACGCGGCCGACATATCCCAGCCAATCACCGCGCCGGGCAGCACGCGGAGCTGGCCGCCGAGACGGCCGACCAGATCCCAGACCTGCCAGCCTTCAAAGGTTGAAGGTTGGTTCAGCCGCACCGCGCAGGTTTCGCACGTCGCTTCGCACGCGTCGCAGTATCGCTCGCCCCCGCCGAAGGACCATTCGGCGAGAGCGCGGAGGCGTTTTTTTCCTGCTCCAGCAGCAGGCCCTTCGAGACGTAGGTCAGCTGGAAGACCTCGAAGATCGGCCAGACGTCGAGCAGCGCGTCGATGGCCTCGGGGCTTGGGTCGATGGCGCTGCCGTCGGCGTCGCCGATGCCCTCCCAGGCGAGCACGGCGCGCCGCGCGAGAGCCTTGGCGAAGGCGACGGCCCGCTCCTCGTCGGAAGCCTCTTCGGGCACCGCCTCAACGGCGGGATCGCTGCGCGTCGCCACCATCAGCGCGGTGGTCAGCGGGCGGAGCTGCACGCGGACGCCGGTGGCGAGATCGTGCCAGCGCGGAGCGTTGGTCAGGTCGAGAGCGAGCATCAGTACACCTCTATGTCGTTGATTAGGGTTGCCGTGCACATCCGACCGACCACGCTGTCGCGCGCTGCCTGCCAGTCGAAGGTCGCCTGCACGCCCTGCGGCCCGGAAATCTCGATGCGCGGGCGCGGCAGGTAGACGGCGTGCACGGTGAAGGTGAAGCTCTCGCCGGAGGGCAGGACATAGGCGAATTCCATCTCGCAGGCCTCGCCGTTGATCGCCTGCGTCACCAGCGTCTGGTCGGCGAAGCGGACCTCGATCCGGCCGGTCAGCGCGGCGATGGACGGGTCCGCCCCGTCGATGCGCCCGTCCGACCGGATCGTCTCGATCCGGTCGAGGTTGTTGGCATAGGTGATTTCCGCCGAGACCACATTGCCGAGTGCGGTGCCGTTGCGCGTGATCGCCCCGTTGAAATGCCCGAAGCGCTTCAGCTCCAGCGCGGCCGGTGTCCCCGCGCTCGTCGTGGTGCCCACGGTCTCGCCCTGCGCCACCAGCCGCGCCGTCGCGGTCAGCAGCCCTGAACGCTGCATCTGCCAATTGATCTGGTCGAGCACGCAGCCGGAATACATCGCATAGCGTGGCACCTCGGGCATGCCGGTCTCGATGGACATGCTGGGCAGCGTCCAGGACCCAGACTGAAACTCGTGCGTCCAGGGGCCGGTGCCGGTCGTGGTTGGGTCATCAAAGGCTGCCTTCAGCCAGAACCCGAAAGCTTCCGCATCGAGCGGCACCACGACGTCGCCATCGGCCGTCACTGCATCCTTGATCGGTGCCAGCGGATCACGGCCGTAGCCCAGAAGTTCGGAATTGAGCAGCGGCTGCTCCGCCCCCAGCGAGGTGCTGGCGAAGGGCATCTTCGTGAAGCCGCCCACGGGGGGCGTTCCATAGGTTGTTTCGAACGCAAGCGCCATCTGCGCCCGCGCCCCTTGGGCTCGTGCCATTGTGTTCTCCTCGGGTTGTCGGAATCAGGCCAGTTGGTCTGCCGTGGAATAGTGCAGGACAACCGGGATCACGGCGGCCTTCAGGCTCGCCGCACCCTCGACCGGCAGATCGACCGGTCGCGGTGCTTCCGCCTCGACCCAATCGCAGAGGCCGCCCAGCGTGCGGTCGGCGGCGATGGCCGCGCCGATGCTGGCGCAGAGCGCGTCGAAACCGGCGTCACGGTCGGCGCCCTGAACGACAGCCTCGATCTCGGCCCGGTGCTGGAAGTGATAGGCGAGCGGCGACAGCGTCACCTCGGGCTCCCCCGGTTCGCCGTCACGCAGGATCAGCAGCCCATCGGCTGGGATGCGCTCGGGCAGCACTTCGCCGCGGAGCGCGGTGGCGGGCAGCGCCAATAGCCGCGCGTGCAGCGCGGCGAGGATGGTCTCGCGTGGTGTGGGCATCTGTCCGCTGCTTGAATTCTTAAGCGAGTTGTCCGATATTACAGGTAACTCGTCCTTCGGAGGTCGGGGCAGGTTCAAATCCTGCGGTTGCGCTAGTTCTTGTTGTCCTTCTCAGCCTTTTCCATTTCGGAAACAGTCAACTAAGGAGGTTCGCAATGAACAAAAAGATGAAGAAGTCGAAGTCCAAGTCCTGCACAGCTAAGCGTCTGAAGTCGAAACTAGTGATGATCGTAACCCATATCTTCGAAACTTTGTGGGCAACGGGAGCTGGCGTAACTGCAGCGATGGTGTTCTCCGCTCCGATCTATTCGCGCAGGGTGTGATAGCGCACCCTGCGCACTCTTCTTTGGTTGGCGGAAGATTGTGATGTAACACGCCCAATTTGGCTTTATCGCCCCTCCACCCAATTCGCCACAATCAGCCCCGGCACGCTATCATACGCCCGCTCGGCGTCCCGCGCCAGGTCCAGCCGCTTCGGCAGCTTTACCTGCGGCACCAGAAGGAAAATCGGCGCCGTAACTTTTCCGCGCCCGGTCTTCGAGCGGGACACCACGGCCTGGCCCTTGGTGTTCAGCCGCCCCTCTGCCACCAGCAGGCTCGGGCCCGTCCGTCGATAGACGAACCGCAGGCGCAGCCTGCGCCGCCGTTCCCATTCGCCGGGGGTGATCCTGCCGCCGCGCGTGGAATTGCCTGCGGCGGGAAGCGGGATCGCCAGCCAGAACCCATCCTTCGAGCGGATCAGCGGGCCGGTGTCATGCGCGCCGACAATCACCGGTGCCTTGGACCAGACCAGCGCTGCTGCATCGAGGCTCTCGCCCGACCGCGGGAAGTTCTGGTTGCGTATCGAGTTGGCAAGTCTTCGACCAAGCCCCGCGCCGGTGATTTGGGTGCGCCATGCAGACTTCAGCCCGGTCCCGGCCTCGCGCATGGCCGCCGTCACCGCGCGTTCGCCCGCCGCAACCTCCGCTGACATTATGGCGACGATGTCCGGATCAATGTCGAGCTTGAGCTTCATGCCGGGCGCAGATCGATGGTCCAGACCAGCCGCTCGCGATCTCGCACTGGCTCGCCCTGAATGAGAAAGCCGTCGCCATCGATCTCTATCCGGTCACCCGGGCGCGGATTTGGCACCTCGGCCACGCGCAGGTCGATCCGCGTGGTTTCCGACCAGAGCCGCGCATCGCCGAAGTCGGTGATCGCATCAGCCTGCCGGGAGACGATGCGCACCAGCATGGGCGCACCGCCGTCGGAGGTGTAGCTGGCCTCTCGCCCGATGTTCGGGTCGGCGAACAGCAGCTCGACGGCCGCCGCAAAGGCAGACATCACGTCCGCCTGGCGCTGCGCAGCACCTGCGGCCGGGTGCAGATCGGCAGCGGGTTGCTTTCGATCTCCAGCCGGACCCATTCGTCGCGATCCCTGTCGGGGATGGTCCGGGCGTAGAGCGGCAGGCCGAGGGTATTTACCGTCTCGAAGGTGTCGGCGGGGGCATGGTAGATCTCAAAGAGGCCCTCCACTCCTTCGGGATAGAAGTAGGCCTTGTCGGTCGGAATGCCGAAGCCTGCCCCGCCCCTGTAGCGGCGGAAGGTAATGCCACCAAAGCTGACCTCGTCGGCCACCCTGCCCCGCAGATCGGCAGCGGCTGCTGTGTTGAGGTAGGTCTCGCGCACCTCCTTATGGGCAATGAGGTCGGCAAAGAAGGCCGAGCCGCATTCAGCGCGGACCTGCACGGCCCCGGCCGCAAGGCCGCCCATGCTGTCTTCGACGCTTTCGATCAGCGCCTGGCAGCGTTTGCGCAGCGCGCCCGAGCCCGGGGTCGCGTTGTCGAGATCGAAGTCGATCTCGGTGGCGGGCGAGATGCCGAACTCGGTGAAGTAGTTGATCACCGTGGCATTGTCCTTGGGATCCTTCACAAGCCCCTGAATGCCGTTCAGCAGGTGATATTCGAACGTCGCCTCCGCATCCTGGCGCAGACGACCGAGTTTGCGGGCGACCTCGCTTTGCACCTGCTGGGTCGCGCTTTCCGAGCCGAAGTCGCGAATGCCCTGGATTTCCGAGGCCCAGAGCACGTCCTGCTTCTTGAACTGGCGGCAGACGAAGGCGCGCATGTCGCGCCGTTCAGGCACCTGTTGCTCGGCCGCCGAGCCGCGTTCGGAGAACGGGATCAGCGACAGTGTGCCATCCCGGCTCTCGATTACGACGGTGCGCGCGCGCACGCCGCGCGGCGAGAACAGGCTGGCGCCCGACAGGATCGCTGGCTTGAAGGGGATGTTTTCCAGCGCGCGGGTGAGTTCGATGATGGTGAAGGCATCGCCTTCGAAGATGTCCATGGTGGCCATGGGAATGCCTCCTATGAGGGTTTGATCAGCGGACGAGGATGCCGACCGCCAGCAGCGCGGCATGGGCGGCGGTGATCTCGCCTTCGCTGGGCGTGCCTGCGAAGATCAGATCGTGGCGGTTGACGATGGCGGGGCCGCGAACCAGGGCAACGGCTGGCACGTCGCCGCCGGTGGCGTCCGCCTTGCCCCAGAGCACCGCGACGGCGGTTTCCGTCCCATCGACGGCGGCGGGATCATGGGCGGCGTATTTGCCAGAGGCGGTGATCTTGCCCAGCACGGTGCCGGGATCGAGCGTGCCGGAAGCAACGGTGACGGTTTCGCGGGTGTAGTCGCGGAACGCCTCCCAGACGAGGAAGCCTCCGGGATGGGTGGTCTCGGTGATAGTCGTCACTGGGTTATCCTTTCAGCTTGAAGGTGCGGGCAACAATCTCGCCCCAAGGGCGCGCCGCTGAGCTGCGGCCCGGTTGCGCGTGATGCCCGGCAATCTCGGGTTCGGCTTCGGCTTTGGCGGCGAGCAGAGCGATGCGGACCTCATCCAGGTTGGTGTCCTGTTCGAGGAACCGCCCGGCCATCTGGACCTGGCCCGCAAGGCGGCAAAGATCGACGATGGCGCGGGCGTGGGCGATCCCCGAGGCCCGGGTTGCTTCTGGATCAAGCGATGCATCTGGCGTCGTGGGGTCGGGCATGTCGGTGGCTTCAACATGCCCGTCGAGCGCAGCTGTCGCATCGCCGGGGCTGTCGTCAATGGCACCTCCAGTCGGTCCGCCATCTTCTTCCGCGACGGCGCCCGGCTCGGTCTCCGGACATGCGTCATCCTCGTCGCCTGCGACTTCCACCGCTTCGATCAGGTCGGGCGGCGCGTTGCGGAACCGAGCGATGTCAAAGCGTGCAGCCATCCGGACCGGTTCCGCCAGCCTGTCTGCAAAGCCCGCCGCCACCGCATCACCCGCGTCGAACCAGGTCTCAGCCGCCATCAACGCGGCAACCTCGTCGTCGGGTTTGCCGGATTTGGCGGCATATCCCCGGACGAGACTGCCTGCGATCTTGTCCAGCGCCTCGGCCATGGCGCGCATGTCGCTTGCCGTGCCCATTGCCAGCCCTGATGGGTCGTGGATCATCAAGAAGGCGTTTTCGGGCATGACGATCTCGTCGCCCGCCATTGCGATGTAGGACGCAGCCGAGGCGGCAATGCCATCGATCCAGACCGTGACCGGGCCCGCGTGCCGTTTCAGCGCATTATAGATCGCCACGGCATCGAACACCGACCCGCCCGGGCTGTTCAGCCGCAGATCGACCGGCGTTCCCTCGGGCAGCGCGCCGAGTTCGGCAAGGAACCCTTTCGCCGAGACCCCATAAGCGCCGATCTCGTCATAGATCGAGACTTCCGCCCCCGAGGATCGGGCGCGGATTGCATACCAGTTTGCCATTCTGTCACTCCTGTTCGGTGGCCGGATCGGGTGTTGCGGCTCCACCGCCTGTGTCTTCGCCCGCATCGTCCCCAGTGCCCTCACCGGGGTTCGGCCGTGTCGCTGGCGTTGCTCGCGCACCTTGGGTCTCGCCGGGGCTGGTGCGGTAGCTCAGCCCGAGATCGGCGACGCGCCTCGCATCCGCCGCATTCTCGCGATCGACTTCCTCGACGTCATAGCCGGTGGCCTCGACCACCTTGCGCCGCGAGGTGATGCCCGCTTCCATCGCCAGCACCTGTGCCTGAATGTCCTTCAGCGGGTCGACCCAATCCCAACGTGGCGGGATCCACTGCACCACCCGTGCGGCAACGGGATCCTCGATGTGCAACCCACCTGCCAAGGCGGCCGTCTCCAGCCAGCGCCGCCAGATCGGGCGACACAACTGGTGGACAATAACGCCGTGCTGCAGCTGGCCAATGCGGCGGCGGAACTCGACCAGCTCTGCCCGCAAGCTCGAATAGTTCGCCTGCCGCACATCCCCGGTCACCAGGTGATAGGGCAGCCCCAGCGAAGCCGATACCGCGAGCAGCGTCCGGTACTGGAATGCCTCGTAGCCACCCCCCACATCGGCAGGGCTCGAGAACTTCACGTCTTCGCCCGGCAGCAGCACCTGCATCGTGCCGGGCTCGAGGCTGGCGATGGCCGCCCCGTCAAGATCAGCCTCGGACTCGCCCATCATCGGGTCTTCCGGCGCGGTCTTGGTGATGAACCCCGCGAACATCGCCGCGATCTTCTTCCGGTCCAGTTCGGCGTCGTCGTATTGATCCAGCAGAAACAGCCGCACCATGGCCGGTGCAACATGCGGCAAGCCCCGGATCTGACCCGCATCGATCGGCCGGTAGATGTGCAGCACGTCGTCGGCGGACACCCGGACCGTTTCCGGAATCACAGCCCCCTGATCTGTGCTGTCACCCGGATGGCGGCGGCGAAAGTGATAGGCAACACGGCGGCCGATGCCGTCAAATTCAATGCCGCAGCGGATGCGATTGCCGTTGGCCGCCGTCTCGGTCTTGTCGAAGGGCAGCATCTCGGATTGCAGAAGCTGCAATTGCAGCGGCACCAGCATCCCATCCTCGGCCCGGCGCGGCCGCAGCCGCACGAAACACTCGCCCGCCACGAACATCTCCCGCGCGACCATCGCCTGCAGGCCGTAGAAATCCGTCAGCCCATCGGCATCAGCCTCATCGGTCCAGGCCAGCCAGAGCCGCTGCACCTGATCGCGCAAGTCAGCATCCTCGATCAGCGACGAGGGCTTGATCCCATCACCCACCAGGTTTGAGGCAAAGGCCTCGCAGGCATTGGCCGCATACCCGTTGGTGACCACCAACTCTCGCGACCGTGCCAAGAGACGCGGGCCGCCGGAGGCGACCATCGCGTTGATATTCTCGAGCGGCGGGTTCCAGCCCCGAAGCCGCCGTTTCGCCATGGCGCCTTCCAGACGCGCGGACACAGCAGCAGGACCGCCGGGGCCCCGGCGGCGAAAGCGATCAAACAGCCCCATGGATCAGAGGCCCTTCGTCGTCGTGACACGCACCTGCCGCACGATCCGTCGTCCCTCTGCGGCCGCAATCTCGCGGTCGAGCGCCTCGATGGCCCGGTCGATCTCCGCCACACTGCGATAGTCCACCGTCTTTCCGTCATAGCTGACCCGCGCCACGCCAGAGGACCGCTGTGCAGTGAGAGTCTCGCGGCGGGCGCGAAGTTCTGTGATTGTCGCCATTCCAGTCGCCTTCTATGCTCAAGCGGAAATGAAACCGCTTCGAAAGCCATGACCCAGAAAATTGTCCGCCTCAGAATTGAGCTTGAGGCTATTGAGCCATGTATCTTCCGGATCATCGATGTGCCGATCAGCACCAACCTGCGATCGCTGCATGAGCTGATCCAGACGGTTATGCCTTGGGAAGACTATCATCTTTACGAGTTCACTGTTGGCGACAGATCTTACGGCGAACCTGACCCTGAAGACGCGGTCTGGGGCCGCAAGGTCTATCAGGCGAAATCCCTGCGGCTCGGGATGCTGATTGATCGCGGCGTCGACGAATTCCTGTATACCTACGACTTCGGGGACGACTGGAGGCATCGCGTCCTTATCGCAAGCGTCGTCGACGCCGAACCCGATGTCGACTACCCAGTCTTTGTTGGCGGTGAGCGACGCGCACCGCCCGAAGACGTCGGCGGGCCATCAGGATTCATGGATTTCGTCGAGGCGATCAGCAAACGCAGCCACCCACAGTACAAGGACATGGTCCGCTGGTATGGTGGCCCATTCCACCCTACCGATTTCGGCGCTGCAGAAATAAAATCGCGCGTTCGCGAGTTAGCTCTGCGGCGCAAGGTTTCTTACGATGCCTTCCAACGCAGCCGCGGTATGCGGGACAACTAAAATCGGTCAACTCACCCCATGTAATTTGAGCGCACAGTCCGCCGTCGTGGCGCCGTTCGCTGCGCAATCGGCGTGGTGTTTCCCGCGCCACCATCAGCCACGTCCTGAGCCGTGACTCCGAGTTGGGCTTCAAGGTCGGCCCACCGCGCATCCGACCAGCGATCGGCTCCGAGGATCCACGCGGCGGCGCGGGCATAGACCCGGCAATCCAGCGCCTCGTTGCGTTCGCGCAGTTTCTGCCATTCGAGCCGAGCGAAGCCACGCCGGGTACGCACCGTGATCAGTTGTTCGGCCGTGAATTGCTTCAACCACTCGCCGTCCGCCCAGTTGGGCAGATGGATGGTTCCCGGCGGGCAGATCATGCCCGCCTCGTTCGGCGAACTTACGCCGCGCCACTGGCGCGACGGTTCCGCCTCACCCTCCCGCGTCGGACGATCCTGGCGCAGGAACCGATAGGTCTCGGTCTTGAAGGTCGAGGTGGCCACCGTCCAGAGCCGCGCGCCACGGCGCAGCCTCCTGCCCGCAATGGTCGCGTCCACATAGGTCGGGCCGGTCACCGGGCTCGAGCGGTTGAATCCTTCGACGCCCTTCACCGGCGCCACCTGCGCGAAACCGACCTGTCGCGACCAGGCATAGACGGCGCTGGTCTCATAGCCGGTATCGATCGCCAGCCGCGCCAAAGTCATCGGCTGACCGGACGCATGCTCCCATGTCTGGCCAAGCAGATTGGTCAACTGCTGCCAGCACGCCGGATCGCCAGGCCCGCCCTCCAGGACCAGATGATCGATGAGCCAGCTCTCCAGGCCCCTGCCCCAGGCCCAGACATCGACCTCGATCCGGTCCTTCTGCACATCGGCCCCGGCGGTCAGAAACAACCCGCCCGCTGGAACGGTGCCAGCAGTCCAGGTCTCGCGCTGATCCGCCAAGCGCTGCCAGTCCGGCGCCTCGCCGCTTTCAACCCATGTCTCGCCGAGGATCGTGTTGCGGAACGCCTTGATCGCCTCGTCCGAGCCTTGCGCCGCGTCCCAGGCCCGCACGATCCGCTCCCAACTGAGCCAGCCAATCGGCGAGTAAAGCGCCGAAAGGTGATAGCCGACGGTATTGGGATCGGCCGCCGTGGCTGTCGCGCGCCATTCGCCCGCTTCCAGCATTGCCGTCTTGTGGTGTTCGGCGATGGGTGTCTCACAGCCCTCACAATGATATTCCGCCGTCTCGGGGTGGCCTTTCTGCCAGCGCAGCCGTTCGAACTTCAGCCATTGTTGCTGGCCACAATGCGGACAGGGCACGAAGAACCGCCGCTGATCGCTCGCCTCAAACTCGCGCTCGATCCGGCTCAGCCCCCGGATCGTGGGCGTCGAGACCAGGAATACCTTGCGCCGGTGCGCGAAGGTCAATGACCGGGCTTCGGCCAGCGTCACCGGATCGCCTTCCTCATCGGCCGAGGCCGGATAGGCATCGACCTCGTCGAGGAAAATGTAGCGCGCTGGCGTCGAGCGCAAACCGACCGCCGAGTTTGCCCCCGTCATGATCAGGATGCCGCCCGCGAATTCCTTCGACAGCATGGTGTTGCCCGCGTCGCGGGATCGGGCGGGTTTCACCCGCTCGCGCAGTTCCGGGCTCTCGTCGATCAGCGGGTCGATCCGCTGGCGCGAGTTTCGCTTGGCCAGGTCCACCGTCGGCTGGACCGCCAGCATCGGCCCCGGAGCCTGGTGGATCGCGAACCCGATCCAGTTGTTGCCGGCCTCGGTCGCCCCGACCTGCGCCGCCTTCATGAACACGATCCGCTGGGTCGGATCGCCCGGCGACAACCGGTCCATGATCTCGCCCATATAGGGCGTGCGCGCCGTGCGATACCGCCCCGGTTCGGCCGAAGCGCGGCCCGAGAGCATCCTGTGCCGATCCGCCCATTCTGACACCGTCAGGTCCGGGTCTGGCGTGAGCCCCGCGCTCCAGGCGCGCAGGATCTCTGCCGCGCCGTCGAACTCAAAGGCATCGTCACCGGAGATCGGGTTTGACCTCGGCAAGATCGTCGAGTTGGGCACGGACATGTTTCTCCAGAACCTTCTGCATCGCGGCGGGCTCAACACCGAGGTCAGCCGCCATCAGCGCAGCCGCACGGGCGGGCCAGTTGACCCAGACGTCGCGCTCCTGCCGCGCCAGCCGGAACACCAGCGACAGCGCGCGGGCCCGGTCGATCAGCTCGCCCTTCAGCTTTTGCAGCCGGAGGCGGCGTTCCTGCGCCTTCAGCACTTCGTTGGCGGTCTTGGCCTGCAGGAAGGTGGTGCCGCTGCCGACTGGCGGAGCCGCCATTCCCTGTTCGCGCAGGGTTTCGCCCACGGCGGAGACCGCCGCCTCGGGAACGGCTTTGAGTTTCGGCTGCGGTGCCTTGCGGGTTTTGGACGGATCGGTCGCTTCAGCCCGCAGGGCATCGCTGGCGACCGCGTCGATGCTGCCATCGCCGTGCAGAACCAGCCGCCCCGTCGCCTTGGCCTTCTGGATCGCCCCGCGCGAGAGGCCGACGCGGGCGGCGTATTGGCGCTCGCTCAGACCCTCCATTGCACGCTCCGATTATCATTCAAAATCATTTGCTTATGTAGTTGATAAGCCTCCGCGTCAGAGCGAACCTGTCCGTTGAGACCGATGCAACTCACCGCCGCGCTCAAGCAGCGCAGCGGTAGCGCAAAACCAAGGAGCCGCCACGATGACCCGCCTGAATCCCCAGACAACGCCCCGCCACCAGTTGCGCGCCGAGAAGGCCGCGCGGAACAAGGAAGCAGCGCTTAGCGCCTTCATGGGCAAGAAAGCCGAGATCGACGAGATGCTCGCCCGCTTGGCAAGCCTGAGCGACGACCACTTCAACGCCCACCCCGACGAAGTGAACTGGGGCCATGTTGGCACCCTTGAGCATTACGCCAGCCTGCTGAAGCGCATCACCGACAGTGCCTTCAGCGAAGGCGAGCACGCCGAGTGACAGGAGCCAACGCCATGGAAACCAGCACCATCCGATTGCCGATCCGCAAACTGCCCGACCACTTGGACAGAAGCCGCATCACCACGGTCCTCGACGAGATCGAAGGCGCCCTGATGGACGACGGCGGCGTTTATGTTCGCGCCTATGCCGACAGCATGACGATCACCATCGAGGTTCCGACCGATCAACTGATTGATGCGGCCGCCTGCCTGAAAGACCTCGGGCTGATCTGACCTCGGGCCCCCGCCCGAACTCCGACCGCGCGCCCTGCGCGGTTTGGGGTCGTAGAAGACCGCGACGGTCGCGGTCCGAACACGGAAACGACCCCATGACCAAGCTATCCGACACCCAGACGATCATCCTGTCCCGCGCGGCCCAGAACGAGGACCGCATTTCCCTGCCGCTGCCCGACAGCCTGCGCGGCGGGGCCGCCGCTAAGGTGGTAAACGCACTGCTTGCCAAGGGCTTCCTAGAAGAGGCCGATGCCGACATGCGCAACGGCGAACCGGTCTGGCGCGAGACCGGCGACGGCCATGGTGTCACGCTGGTCGCCACCAACGCAGGCCTCGCCGCCATCGGCATCGAACCTGAGGAAGCCAACGCCGCGCCTTCGCGCGCGCTGACCGAGGAGCCCGCGCCGGACACGTCCACCGAGACCAAGGCCGCACCCAAGGCGCGGACGCCGCGCGAGGGCACCAAACAAGCCACGTTGATCGCCATGCTGCGCGCGCCGGACGGCGCGACCATCGACGAGATTGTCGCAGCGCTCGAATGGCAACAGCACACTGCTAGGGGTGCCATGTCCGGTGCGCTGAAGAAGAAGCTCGGCCTGACCATCACCTCCGAGGTGGTTGACGGAAGAGGCCGCGTATACGCTATCCGCGATTGATCGCGGAACATCTCGACCCGCATTTAAAATGGCGCTATATTCGCACCGAATTAGATGCGCGCCGGGAGCCCAGCCATGGACATCATCAAAGACATCAGCCCGCTGACCGAGTTCAAACGGAATTCGGCGCGCATGATCGCGCGCATCAAGGAAAGCGGACGGCCGCAGATCCTGACCGTCAATGGCAAGCCTTCGGTCGTCGTCATGGACGCCAGCGCATGGCAGGACATGCAGGACCAGCTTGACCATGCCGAGACCGTCGCGGGCATCCGCAAGGGACTATCGCAGGCCCGGGCCGGTGAAGGCACAGAGGCTGGCCGATTCTTTGACGAACTCGCTCAGACGAAATGACGGCTTCACTGCCGGTGATCATCACGCCGAATGCGGCGGATGATCTGACAGCTTCATGGATCTGGCTGCGCGACCGCAACCCGAGGGCTGCGGACGAATGGCTTGCGGGCATCCGCAATATGATCCTCGACCTTGGCGCCATGCCCGAGGCGCATCCGATTGCGCAGGAATCGAAGGCCTTCGATCTGCCGATCCGGCGCGCGCTCTATGGTCGCGGAACCCGCTGGCGGGTCTACTATGCCGTCATCGACGGGGCGGTGCAGGTTCTTCATATCCGGCATGGCCGTCGCAGTGATTGGCAACCCTGATCCGTTCAAACAGCCGCCGAAGGACAAATGAGCGGGCAATGCTCACGAATGAGAAAATGGCGCCCATTTTGAGGTTCTGCGCCAGCGTCGTATGCAGCCCGAAAATCGGGAAGATCAAAATCTGCGTGACGACCGCGACGCCGTAGCCGACGATCACGTTGACGACGGACTCCACCAGCGACATGAGGCGTGACTGCTTCATCCCGCCACCTCATCCCTCGGCCAGCAATTCAGCCGCAAGAATTCGCAGCGCATGCGCCGCAACCAAGGGGACCACGCCGTTGCCACAGAGGCGAAGCCGGTCCACCCGGTGGGCCAGCCCATCAGCGCCTCGACGAACAGCGGATTCAAGGTCCGGCGCGGCTCGGAGGTATCGCTCCCAGCCATCGGCGTCACGAGGACCTGGCGGCCAAGCAGGCCGTTCACCGGGGTGTTCGCCAATGTCGTCGCCCCGTCCTTGTGATCCCGCGCCGTCGGCGTCATCCACATGCGGCTGGCGTTTGTCAGATCCGCTGTCTTGCGGCTGCCCGCGCTCGGCTTGCAGCCGTCGTTGGCCATCGGCGTCGGCCAGTCCCGCGCCATGCCGTCCAGACCCTTCTCGTGCTTCCGCGCGCCGCCACGGCTCCGAAAGCTGTCGGTCTGCGGCGTCGGCCACAGCGCCGCGCTCGTTGCCAGGTTCATCCCGTGCCTGCCCGCTTCCTGCGATGGCGTCGGCTTCGTTTGCCGGTTCTCGTTGGCGCTGGCCCGAGGTGTCGGCCACAGACGCAACATCTCGGTCCGGTTGCCGCCACTCGACCGGGTGCCAGAGCAGGCGCGCGGGGTCGGCCAGCTCGTCCCCTTCGCGGACGGCGAGGATGAACAACCGCTCGCGCTTGTGCGGCGCACCGACTTCCGCCGCCGTAAAGAGGCCTGCCGCAAGGCGGTAGCCCATGCCGACCAGTCCGCTGGCGACTTCGGGGAAGCCGAGGCGGAGATGATGGGCGACATTCTCGAGGAAGACGAAGGGCGGCTCGCATTCACCAATGATGCGGGCGACATGCGGCCAGAGGTGTCGCGGATCCTCCGCGCCGAGGCGCTTGCCTGCAACCGAGAACGGCTGGCACGGATAGCCCGCAGTGACGATGTCCACCGCGCCGCGCCATGGTCGGCCGTCGAAGGTTCCAACGTCGTCCCAGACAACAGCCTGATCCAGGGCCGAGTCTTCCATCCGCGCCACGAGAGTGGCCGCGGCGAAGTATCCGTCTTGATCAAGCGGCTTTTGCGTTCCATTTGCGGTCGTCGCGCAGCAGGGCGTTCGCGAGGATCAGCAGCTTTCGCATGATGGCCGTGATGGCGACCTTCGAGGGTTTCCCGGCGTCCTTGAGGGCCTGATACTTCTGCTTCAGGTCCGGGTTGAAGCGCAGCGCCACGAGCGCGGGCATGTAGAGCGCCGTGCGCAGGCTGCGCCGGCCGCCTCGGATGCGCGCCCGCCCGGACCAGGTGCCGGACTGGCGCGTCATGGGCGCGAGACCGGCAAGGCTGGCGGCCTGCTTATTTTCCAGTGTGCCGAGCTCTGGCATCTCGATCAGGATCGCCATTGCGGTGACTGCTCCAATGCCGGGAATGGAAGCCAGAACATCCCGGCGCCGGGACAGGCCGGGATCGCTGCCGACCAAGGTCGCGATCGCGGTATCGATCTCTTTCAACTGCATGCCGATCTGCTTCAGGCGGGCCCGCAACTGGCGCTTGATCACGGGGTTCACAGCGATCTGCTCGCGATTGGTTGCGGCGATACGATCCTTGACCAGAGCTTGGCGAGCGACGCCCAACTCCCTGAGATCATGCAGGGTTTCAGTCTTCGCCGGCCGCCCTTCCAGATCGAGAACCGCGCCCATCCGCGCCAGGATCGCCGCGTCGATCCGATCGGTCTTGGCCAGTTCGCCGGTTGCCTCGGCGAAACGGCGCGAGGACCGGGGATTGACCTTGACCGCCTCGATGCCTGCCGCGACCAGAGACGCCTCGAAGAGCCGGTGATAGGGGCCGGTCGGTTCGAACACGACGCGCACGGCCGATGTGCCGATCCAGCGGACCAGTGCAGCACACCCGGCCCGGTCGTTCGGGAATTGCCGATGCTCGCGCGTGCGCAGGCAAAAGGCATCGAGAGTGGGTTTCGAGATGTCGACGCCGATGGTATCATCCATTGTCTTTTCCTCTTCCTCTGCTTGTCATCCGGGCCCAGAACCCGGGTATCCGTTCAGGACAGATGAAAAGACGGGGGCGATCACACTACGCCTCGGTGGTGAAGCACCTGGTTTCCCTCGATCCGACCCCCGCCGCTGCCCGGCATATATGCCGTGCCAGGCAGCGGCTCCTTTATCTCAAAGGAGCCGACGGAAGTCATAAGACAAGGTTTCCCGTTCGACATGGCCCACAGTTCGATATCCGGGGATGGCAATGGTGAGCCCGAGGTCGAGCCCGCCTGCGCCGGAGCAGAGGGACAGGCCGAACAGGCATGCGTCGCCGTTTCCAGAGCCAAGTCCGCAGGAAGGTAGAGCCAGGTCATGCATGCCTCAATCGTCTTTGGTCTTGATTTTGTTGAAGGCCTCGCCCGAGCCGGAGAGAACAGCCTCCTTGCCCGTGAACTGCTGCCACCGCTCCACGGCGACATCGACGTAAGCCGGATTGAGTTCGATCCCGTAGCAGACCCGCCCCGTCGTTTCGGCCGCGATCAGCGTGGTGCCGGATCCCATGAACGGCTCGTAGACCGCCTGTCCGAGGCTGGAATTGTTCAGGATTGGCCGACGCATGCATTCGACCGGCTTCTGCGTCCCGTGCACGGTTTCAGCATCCTGATCCTTGCCCGAGATCTGCCACAGCGTTGTCTGCTTGCGGTCGCCGGCCCAGTGGCCCTTGCCGGTTTTCTTCACGGCATAAAGGCACGGCTCATGCTGCCAGTGATAATCACCGCGGCTCAGCACCAAGCGATCCTTGGCCCAGATGATCTGCGACCGGATATTGAAGCCGGAGGCGGTCAGGCTGTCGGCGACCGTGGTCGCATGCAGCGCGCCGTGCCAGACATAAGCGACGTCGCCGGGGAACAACGCCCAGGCCTCGCGCCAGTCAGCACGGTCGTCATTCAGCACCTTGCCGGTGCGCCTGGTTGCGGCGGCCCCTGCCCTGTTGCGCCAGCCGGGATCGTATTCGACGCCATAGGGCGGATCGGTCACCATCAGGAGCGGCTGCACATCACCCAGCAGACGCTCGACATCGGTGGCAACGGTCGCGTCACCGCAGAGCAGCCGATGCTTGCCCAGCAGCCAGAGATCGCCGGGACGGCTGATCGGGGATTCAGGGGCCTCAGGAACATCGTCCTCGCCCTCGCGAGAGGCGGTTTCAAGGTCGACCTCACCAGCCAGCAGCGCCTCGAGCTCAGCGTCGTCGAAACCGATGAGCGACAGATCATAGTCCTCTGCCAGCAGGTCGTTCAACTCGGCCGAGAGCAGTGCCTCATCCCAGGTCCCGAGTTCCGTCAGCTTGTTGTCCGCGATGCGGTAGGCCCGGCGCTGCGCCTCGGTCAGATGACCCAGAACGATCACCGGCGCTTCGGTCAGCCCGAGCTGCGTTGCCGCCAAGACGCGCCCATGGCCCGCGATCAGCTCGCCGTCGTCACCGACCAGGCAAGGCACGGTCCAGCCGAACTCGGCCATGCTGGAGGCGATTTTTGCGACCTGATCCGCGCCGTGCATCTTGGCGTTGTTCGCATAAGGCTGGAGCTTGGCCAGCGGCCAAGTCTCGATCGCATCCGGGGCGAAGCTCAGCGTCATGATGGGCAAGGTTCCTTGGGGCGGGTGGATGCCGGTGGCCTCCGGACTCCGGATGCCGGGCTGGACCCCACACGGAGTCCAGCGGCTACCAGCGGTGTCCGGTTGGAAGGCCAGCGTTCATTGGTGTTTGCGCAGGGCGCACGTGGCTCCGGCTTCCGGGTGGCTTCCCAAAAATCCGGCCCTGTCGCTGGCGATGTCCCGCGCTTCGCCCGCCAGCATACGTTTTCGGCCGGAAAGGAACCGGAAAACAATGGGTTAGAGTTTTCGCTCAGTTCCGTTCGGTCATCGCTTCATCCGAAAAACCGTCGCCACCCTCGTACCCCGTCAACTGCCTGCCTCTCGTCTTTCGAACCGCCTTGGCTCCGATCCGGATTCCGGTTCGGACTCTGGGGTCCACCTCGAAATCCATCTCGAAACCGTTTGTGCCGTCCCGCGCGCGCCTCTCCCGAGTATATCCAATTTGTAGCCTCTCAGCCGGAAACTGTAACCCTTTGCGATGTCTCACTGAAAATTCTGTCACAGGACGATTTTTCTTGACAGGGTGTTCGCGTTCTCGACCACGAAGCGCTGTGACCGCTTCGAAGGCGGCATGCGCCCATTGAGCCGCCAGGTGATCAGCGCGACGCCGTATTGCCAATGGCGGTTGGCCGCCGGGCGGCTCAGCCCAACCTCCCAGGTGATCTTCTTCCACGGCGTGCGTTCGGCTCGCAGCCAGACGATCCGGGCATCATCCCGTTCCAGCCAGCGCAGCCAGAGCAGTGCCTCCTCGGCTTCGGTGATCTGCCGCGGACCCGGTCGGGGCCGCCGCATCTGCGGTTCCTGACCGACCTTGTCCGCGAAGCTGTGGAAGTACTCGGGCCAGGCGTTGAAGAAGCCCTGCGGCATGACGCCGGGCAAGCTGCGGAAAACGTCGGCCGCACTCTCCAGCCGGTCCTCCACCCGTGTGATTGTCCACTCACCCATGGCGCGCCTCCCGTTCCCGTTTGCCGTAGAGACGCTCGCCAAGCTGGCGCACCAGTTCCCGCTCGGGCCAGGTCAGCCGGTCATCGTCAATGGCGACGGCCAGCAGCCCCTGTTCTTTCCAGCCGTCCCGTTTGACCTCGTCGGGCTGGCGGCGGTGCCCGCCGTAGCCCTTGGGCATGAACCGCATGCTTCTCATTGCACACCTCCTTGGGTTTCCATGGCCCAGAGCAGGATCGCGATGGCGTCGGCCTCGTTGTCATCAGCCGGGCTGAACCCGCGCGCCCGGGCGGCGGCGATCATGGCGTCCTTGTTGGCGTTGCCCTTGCCGGTGGCGTGACGCTTGATGGTGCCGACAGGCACGCCCTGATAGGGCACGCCGCGCAGCTCACCCCAGCTTGTCAGAACAGCCAGCAGCCCTCCAAAGACGTGGGCAGCATCGGTCCCGACATGGCGGCGCACTTCTTCGAAATAGATGGCTCCGATCGGCCCGGACAGCCGATCGATCTCGGTCAGCCAGTTGGTGAAACGCAGGTAGCGTATGCCGCCGCCGTCATAGCGACTGGGCTTGAAGCTGACGGTGCCGCTGGTGATCAGCCCGTCGGCACCATGCAGCGCCCAGCCTGTGGTCGTGCCGAGATCGAGCGCCAGCAAGGTGCGCTGACCGGAAAATGCGGGCAGCACATTTCGGACGGCGTTCTGATTGGGGTTGGTCATGGTCTGGTCCGCCATGGGCTTTCTCCTTTTGTGATTGGCTGCTCGAGGGGTGAAACGGGTCAGACTGCGACCCGAGAAATTGCCCAGGGGTAGGTGGTGGCTCTCCCCGCCTGTAGCGGGGAGAACACCTACCCCTTTAGGGGGGACTTTTCTGAAATCTGGAATCTGGCGCAGAGCACTGATTTTATTGAGCAAATCCAGATTGTGGAGCAGATTTCGGAAACACCCTTCCGAAATCTGGAAAGGACCTTTCAAACCCCTGAAACCAAATGGAAAAAGCCAGATTCCAGATTTCGCCAGGATTCCAGATTCTGCAAAATCTGGCCAGATTTCGGGATTCTGCACCCAGATTTCGGAGGGCAAAACGACGTGTTTCATCATGCGTCCTCCACCTCGCGATAGACCCAGACGGACGGGTTTTCGACGGGCAGGACGGCACCGGTCTGTGGGCATTTGTAGTGGCTGGGCAAGACGTCGATCAGCTCCAACGTGACCTCTCCGGTGCCCGGATCGACATGCTCCCGGCTGGTCGCAAGACGCATGGTTTCCACGCAGAGGTAGCCGTATTTGCTCCGCTCGGTCGCCAGATCCAGCGCTGTCGCAGCGGCCCCGCGGACGAACTTCACGTACCCTTTGGTGGTCAGCACGTTCAGCCGTTCGCGAATGATCGATTGCCCGCCAAGACCCCCGGTGTTCTCGAAGGTCTCAGCGAAATGGGTCATCGTGTACATCCGACCCTGAAGGGCCTCTTCATAAAGCAGGCCGCAGATCACCTCGCCCTTGCGATCCCGCTCCGCATCGTGCTTCGCGCCGACGTCCTGGCGCACCAGACGCTCGTTCATCGGGTTGATCTCGACCCATTGGCCGCCGACCTTGTCGATCAGCTTTGGCGGCAACGCGGGGCCATTGCGCAGCTCGATCTCCAGTTTTCGTTGCGAACATTCCTCGTCTGGGCGGTGCAGGATCAGGCCGGAGGTGTAGAACCCGCGCAGTGCGCTGGCACCGGAGAGCGCGAGGAAGGGATCATCCTTGACCTGCTGCTTGCTGAGCTTCTTGGTGTGGTGGATCAGGATCACCCCACAGTCGGGGTCGATATGGTCGCGCAGGACCTCGACCCTTTCCTTCAGGAAAAACATCATCGCGGTGTTGTCATTCTCGCCGCCGCCATCGGGACCGCCGTCAAACAGGTTGCGGATCGGGTCGACGCAGAGGATGTCCACCGGCGCCTCCGGGAACGCGGTTTGCACGGCGCGGGCAACCTGAACGCTGCCCTCATTGTCGAGCAGCATCTTGAGTTTCGGCGTGGCGACGAAGGTGTCGCGTGCGGCGGCCAACACGTCTGGCGGCAGGGCGATCTGCTTCAAGCGTTCGCGCAGATAGTGATACTGGATCTCGGCCTGTAGGTAGAAAATCCGCAGCGGCCGCGGCGGAGTGAAGCCCAGAAACGGCACACCCGCAGCCATGTGGACGAGCCAGGAGATCAACAGGTCGCTCTTGCCCACCTTGGGCGCGCCACCCAGCACCAGCAGCCCGCCTGGCGTCAGCACCCGCGGCGCAATGATGTCCTGCGGCATCGGGCTCTGGTCGTCCAGCAACGCGCCGAGCGTGAACGCTGGCATCTCCTGTGGCCCCGGTGCGCCGGACTCCAGCCGGATCAGCGGCGGGCCGTATTTCTCGACATGGCGTTCCCAGAGCCGCTCGGACTCGCGCTTCAACCGTTCGACCGGCCACTGGGGTCGCAGCATCGCGGCGTTGTAGCCGCAGATGCCCTCCCAGCCCTCATCCTTAGTCATCCGGCCCTCGTGGACCATGCGGATGAAATGGCCGATCGCGGCCGACGCACCTTCGAAGCGGGACCAATCGTCCTGGGCGCCCTCGCGTACCGGCGTGACCAGAACTTCGTCCATCGCGGGCTTGTCGGGGTGGGAAAACTCAGGCTGCATGGACACGCCGGGCGCGGGTGGCATGTCGGTGACCGCCTCGATGAACTCGGCCAGATCACGCTCCCGGTCGGCATTCAGCTCGACAATCCGAACCTGGGTCTTGAGGCTGTTCTTGTAATAAACGCTGCCTGCCACCCGGATCGGTTGATGCGCTGAGCGGAAGTGCATGTCCCCACCGATTTTTGCGGCTATGTCACCGCGCAGTCTGCAGACGCTTCGAATGTCATCTCCCTCGGCGGGCTCGGTCAGCGCCCACCAGATGTGGGCTTTCCGCTGGCCATCAGGCGTCACGCCACCGCTTTCCACCACCATGGTCGGCGCGCCGAGGTGGCGCTCCAGATGGGCCCGCTTGGCGGCGATATCTCCTGTGTCGAGATCGACCACGATGGTCTGCATCTGCAGGATTTCGGCGGCCTTGGCCTGCCCAGGCGCGGCCACGGTGCCGGGGATCACATAGACCGCTGCGCCCTCCCGCGACGCCCATGTGGCGAAGGTCGCCATTTTCTCGGGGGCGGCCGGATCCGCCTCCAGCCAGATGTTATGCGGGCGGCCATCAATGCCCTGCCCCTTGTCGATGAAACTGCGCACCGGGATCAGGCCATCGCAGTAGCCGAAGACCACCTGCATGAACTGGGCGATCTGCTCGGGATCGGGCTCGTCGCCGAAAGGATCGGTTTGCGGCGCGGCGTCATTAAAATCCCGCCAAGGGTTGAAATGGACGATGTTTTCCTTGGGCCCATCGGGCGGCGTATCATCTTGCATGGCTTGGTCCTGCTCGGAATTCGGCTTGTAAGTGGGCTCGTCAGTCATGCCGCCAGCCCCCAACACCGCTCGGTATGGGCACAGAACCGGCATTCGAAGAAATCCCGGTTGGTGGCGATGCGCGGCAGCAACTCGCCTGCGTCGGTGGCCTGCAGGATGCGCACGGCGCGGTCGGACATGCGCTGCGCCAGATCGGCATCGAACGGCACGAGCTCATGATGCAGCTCCGCCGTGTCCTTGTTGATCGCCGTGAACAGCGCCGGTGCGGCCGAAATCCCCGGCACCGAGGGCTCCATATAGGCCTGATAGATCGCGATCTGGGCGGCATAGACGGGCTTGGAGACAGCGACCCCGTCCTTGACGCAGGCGCGCCAGTTCTTCGCGTTCATCGTCTTGCATTCCCAGAGCGCTGGGGCGCGCAGACCAAGTGCCGCCGGGGCATCAGCGATGATCCCGTCGACATGGCCCCGGATGCGACCGCCCGCGACGGAAAAGCCGAACTGGCCGCCATCGCGTTTTTGGGTCACCAGATCGATCCCGGCCGCGCGCAGCCAGCGGATCGCCAGATCCTCGAGCTGGTGGCCGATGGCGAAGATCCGCAGCGTCTGCCCGCCGAAATCCGCACCCTCATCCTTGGGCGCACCGGCAAACTCGAACTGCAGCGCGCGTTCGCAGGCATGTCCAAGCCGGGAGGCGCCGAGATAGGTCCGACGCGGTGTGGCTTCCCGTTCGGCGATGAGAGCTGCATCGACCAGCGCGTTGATCCGCTCGGCGGTGGAGGGGCGTGGGTTAAAATCCAGCATCAGAACGGCACCTCCGGTGTCTGGGCCCGCGCGATGTCGGCCATGGCCTCGCGGAACCCCTCGACGGCTTCCTCGATCAGGGCGCGCACCTGCGCCTCGGTCAGTTCGGCGAAGGCGGTCTGCCAGCCGATCTCGTCCATCAGCAGGGCGATGTGTTTCATGGTGGCGGTGACAGCGAGGTGCTCCTCTTCAGTCATTCCCTGCATGGTCAGTCCTTTCTTCTGGCGGGCCGCGAACCATGCCTGACAGGGCATCGAGCAAAACCAGCGGTGTTCGCGTGGGCGGCGTGTGTTGGGATTGAAGAAGCCGAAACCTTGCGCCGGGCACAGGCAAACGGCGCATGTAACAAAACGCGGATGCCAGTGCCGAAGACGCTCCGGGCAATCCGCAGCCGGTGAGCCGGACCCGAGAACGGTCTGGGGGACCGTTCTCCCGGCGAACGGCGGGGATGGGATTTGCGCGACATGGTTCACGCCGCCATCCGTTCTGTCCCGGCCGCCGCATCAATAGCCGCGCGGATCGCCCGTTTGTTGAACCCGAAGGTCATCAGCGCCGAGGCGTGGTAGCGCGTCAGGCCAAAATCGTGGCGGCATTCGGGAGGCAGGTATTTTAGCTGCTTGTCCGTCGGTGGCTGGCGCAGCCATCCTCGCGTCTTGAAGGCGCTTTCATCGCTCTCGTGGGTGTTGAGCCAGTCGTCGGCCTGCGCGAGGCAGACGGTGCGTTCGCCGACGCCCAGCAAGCGCGGTCGCACACCCTTGGCCCCGCCGATGGCGTACCAAACGCCCTCCATCCAGAAGATGCCGCCCCAGGCGGTGAAGCCCGTGGCCATCAGCGCATCGTCCGTCCCGAAGAGATCGACCCATGCGAAACTGGACCGTCTCAGCAGATCGATCTCGGTCATGACAAAGCCCGAGAGCGGCACTGCGTCCGCGCCGGTCTCGCCTTCGTCCTGGAGCAACATCTCGCCGCAGAGCGGGCATTCGGTGGCGGCGAGCGGGATCTCTGCCGCGCAGGCCGGGCAAGTTTTCATCGGGGCTTCACCGGTGCCGATCTTGCCATCCAGATCGACATCCTGCTCCAGCGTGCCGTGGATCAGGCTCGACGTCCCGAAATCCAGAACCACGCAATCGGTCTTGACGATGCCGGGGTGTTCCGCCGGATCGACGGTGCGCAGGCCCCGCCCAACCATCTGGATCATGGTGGATTTGTAGGAGCTGGGGCGCAGCAGCACGACGCAGGACGTCGGCGGATGATCCCAACCCTCAGTGAGCACCGAAACGTTAATGACCACGCGGGTCTTGCCTGCCGCGTAGTCAGCCAGGATGGCCTTGCGGGTCTCGGAAGCCAGATCACCATGGATCAGCGCGGCCGCGATCCCCGCCGCGCGAAATGCCTCGGTCACATGTTCCGCGTGGGCAACGGTCGAACAGAAGACGACCGTCTGACGGTCCCCTGCCTTCTCACGCCAGTGGCGGATCACTTCGTCGGTGACCGGCGCGCGGTCCATGATGTCCGCCACCTCGGACATGTCGAAATCCGCGCTGGTCTTGCGGACCGACTTCAATTCCTCCTGCACGCCCACATCGATGACAAAGGTGCGCGGCGGCACGAGGTGGCCAGACGCGATCAACTCGCCCAGACGCACCTGGTCGGCGACATTGTCGAAGACCTCGCGCAGACCTTTGCGATCGCCCCGGGTCGGTGTCGCCGTCACCCCGAAAACCCGGGCGTCAGGATTGGCGTCGCGCACCCGGTCGATGATCCGGCGGTAGCTGTCCGCCACCGCGTGATGTGCCTCGTCGATCACCAGCAGATCAAGGCGCGGCATGGCGGCCAGGTTTGACGCCCGCGCCAGTGTGGGCACCATGGCGAAGGTGACGTCGCCACCCCAGGATTTCTCGGTGGCGTCGATCACCGAGGTGGATGCCTCCGGCACCACACGCTGGAACTTGGCGCGGTTCTGCGCGGTCAACTCGTCACGATGCGCCAGAACACAGGCCTTGGCACCGTCGCCGATCATCTCGCCGGTGACCGCCGAGAGCATGATGGTTTTGCCCGCGCCGGTGGGTGCCACGCCCAACGTGTTGCTGCGGGAGGCGAGCGCAGCAACACTGCGCTCGACAAAGGTTTTCTGGCGGGGGCGAAGGCGCATGACCGATACCCCTTACTGTGCCCAGCTCGGCCGCCCGGGGGCACCGGGGTTGGCTGCTGGCGGATTGGACGAGGACGTTGGGGCGGCAGCATTCTGCTGCGGAGTGGCCCCCGGCCCGGCGTTACCACTGAACTGCAGGGGCGCCGTTCCCATGACCTGCGCATAGTCGCGATGGTCAGGCGTGACCGCGCTGCGGATCTCGTTCTTGTCGTCACCGCTTGCATCGGTGCCGATATCAATGCGGGCGATGAACTCGATCCCGTCCAGATCGGCAAAGCCGCTAATGCGCCGCGCCGCCTGCGCCTCGGCCGACATGTCCTTGTCGGAAATCCCGCGCGCCGAATTCAGCATACCGCGCACGAGGCTGCGGCCCATGTTGGTCCAGTCTGGCCCCTTGGGGCTGTAAAGACCGATCAGCGTGAATATCTTGCGCCGGGCATAGGGACCCTCGGTCACGGTGAACTCGCCGTTCAGGTACACCGCGCCAGTGGAGCCGCGCGTGGCATAGCCGCCGGTCCACCCCTGCGAGGCATCGTCGAACCCGCCGGGGCGGATAGTCAGGCGCACCTTGGCCAGCGTGCCCTTCGGGATGAGGTTGGTGTTGCTCTGCGCGTCGTTGAAATCGTTCCAGGAACCCATGGGGAACCTCCTTTTCTGATCAGTTTTGCGGTTTGGATTGTTTGTCGGTCGGCGGATCGGCGGGTGGTGGCGCGTAGGTCAGCCGGTCGGGTGCCGGTATCGCGGGCGTCCGGATCTTCGCCATCAGGCGGCCGAGATGGGGTTCTTCGACTTGGGCCAGGCGGCCGGAGCGGTCCTTTGCCGGAAAGCCCCAGGGATTGATCGTCTGGCAGACGAAGGCGCGATACGGATCGCCGCCATCGGCCTTCAACTCCGCCATGGTGATCACCTCATCGACGATCCCCGGCAGCTCGAGCCCGGTCTTGGAACCGTCGATCTGCGGCTGGAACACCTTGCGATTGAAGTCGTCGAGCTTCTCGTCGAGGATCCCGACGAACCAGACGTTCTTGGCCCGCGTGTGCTGGAGGTGGGTGAGCCAGCCGATCATCTCGCGGCCGTGCAGACCGTAAGCGCCACGGACATCCGGCTTGCCGGTTTTCTCCGACAGCGCTTCTGGCTGGCCCTTGCACCACCCGAAGCACAGCCGCCCGGCGACGGTGATCGAGTCGACGAAGATCGTATCGTAGCGGTCGAGCGCTGCCGGATCACCGAAGCGGTCGCAGACGGCCTTGTAATGGGCCGGGCTATAGGGCTGCTCGTCGCGCAGTGCCGGGTTGGGCCCGCCGATGAACACCGCGAAATCCCGGCATTCCGCCCATGTGCGCGGCCGGATGCTGTCGCCCGCCCAGCCCTCGATGGCGAGATCGCCCGCTTCGAGATCCATGAACAGCGTGCGCTCAGGGTCGAGCGTCCAGAGCAGTGAGGTTTTGCCGATTCCACTCTTGCCGAAGATACAGCCCTTGATGCCGCGCGGCTCCGCCAACCGCTGGTCGGCGCTGATGATGGGGAGGCTCACTGCTCGGCCCCCTGCGCGAGGATCTCGACCTTCAGCGTGCCGGGCCTCACGGTGCGCGCGGGCTCGAAACCCTGCCGGATGGCCTCGGGCCAGGCCGCGTATTTGCGCTCGGGCACCTTGAAGGAGAGATCAACGTATTCGGCGGGGTCGTCGCCTGCATCGCAGATCCGCGCGACCATCGCAGCCAACCGGTCCTGATCCCAACCCACCCGTTTTGGCAGATCGGCGACCACGGTGAAATCGCCGTCATCGAATCGGACCGTGCCGGTGTCCTTGCCTGCGGCCTGGCGTTCTTCGGTGGCGCGAGTGGCGTAGCGGATGGCCAGTCCGGCATCGAAGCGGGTCTTGGCGGCCTTGTCGCGCTTCAGGCGCTCGTCGATCTCGCGCTGCAGGATTGCCAGCAACTCGACCGGCAGGGCCGCTATTTCGGCGGCGGTGAGCGACGGCAGATCGTCGGGCGTGGGTGTGTTCTCGGGGAATGGCATGAATTGGTCTCCGTGATCGGTGAAAAAGGTTTGGAAGGCGGACATCACGCGGCCTCCGGCTCGGCGAGCAGCAGCTCGGACAGGGAGGCAGCGGCGGCTTTGGGCTTGGGCCGGGCGACGGCGATATAGGCGAACTGATCGGGGCCCACGCGCTCCTGAACGAGATGCACGAGACCAAGTTCAGCGGCCCAGAAAGCGCGGGATCCAAGCCTGCTCAACTCGGCCCGCGCCGCATCCGACAGCCCTGAAAACACAGGGAAGATGTCGAGCACCAGAAAACCGCGATGATATTCCAGCCGGTCGCCGGGAGCGGCCTGCGCCACCCAGGCGCAGAACTCGATCTCGGTCAGCGGTCGGCTGGCGCGAACCGTGATAAAGGGTGTGGGTCCCATGAACATGATCTCCCCCCTCTACGAACTGCGCAGCGACATCGCCCCGGACGGGGCCCTGCCATTCAGAGGTGAGGATGTGACGGGAACAGCTGACAGCCTCCGCCCCTCTGCGGGTCCGGCTCGGTCAATTGCAGCACTCACGACTTTCGCCCGCTGCAACTGGCTCTCTTCGAAAGCTTCGATCTCCTCGCGCCGATACAGCACGCGCCCGCCAAGCTTGAGAAACGTTGGCCCCTGGCCAACATGGCGCCAACGCTCCAGCGTCCGATGGGAGATGCCCCAGCGACGGGCCAGCTCCTTCTGATTCAGGCAATGCTTTTGCAGCATCATTGTCTCCTCTTCATCGTTGATGAGGACACAATGCAAATTAACGGTATGGGATGTCGTGGGGATTGGCGGGGGATGCGGAGGGGGATCGCGTGACCCTTGCACGACTGCACCTCCGGCAGCCTGGAGGGTGAGCCATCCCCCTCCATCCCCCACTCATCCCCCTCACGATCCCCCACCCCCGGGTGACCGGTGGTGCAAATCAGTCCAGATTGAGTCGGTATCCGCCCCGGCGATCCGAGCGGATCAGGTGCCGCCAATTGACCTGCGACTTGAATACATCGGCCATGCGCAGGCTCTTCGAACCGGCTCCGGAGAGAACCGACTTGCCGTTCTGCCACGGCTCGCCCGCCATCGCCGCGCCGTGCAATGCCCGGACCACTTCCGCCTGGATCGGCCCAAGCTTGAAGCGGCTGCCATTGCACCGCACCTCCTGGTAGTCAGCCGAGGCGATGAAGGTGGGTTCCTCAATGGCCGCACCTGCCCCGGAAAACCCGTTGGCGATCTCGAAACGGTCGCGTTCCTCGCGCCTTATCAGAAGATCGCCGATCAGAACCAGCACCGGCTCGGCGTGCTCGCAGAGCGTGGCATAATCAGCCTGGGGAGTGCGGAAGTCACTCAGGTGGACCTCACCACAGCGAAAGAGCTGAAACGCATCCCGGGCGTGCAGATCCAGCAAGCCATCATAGTGGGCCTGCTCCCACGGCACACGATGACCAACCCCGTCCCCGTTGTCTTCGTAGCCGCCGAACTCCACTGGCACACCAAACACCCGCATCGAAAGCCGCAGACTGTCATTCTCGGCAAGGTAGATCAGGTCGGCCTCAGAGATCCGCCAGCGGTCCAGAACCTCGGGGAGGGTAAAATACGCTTTATCGATCTCCATCCGCCCTCGATTCCCGCCGCTAAATGTTTATACTTTGTTCTAGTTGCTTGACGTTATCGGATCAATCCTATTTTATCCTATTTAGTCCACAGCCCCTTGGGGAAATCATGACCGAGCAACATACCCTTGCCGACCGCCTCCGCGCCCGCGCCGATCAACTTGGCCTCAGCCCGGCGCATGTCGCCGAGATGGCCGGTGTGAACCGCTCCTTCGTCTACGACATCCTGCGCGGGCGATCGACGCGCCCCGGGATCGAAAAGCTCCGCGAGGTCGCGGCAGTCCTGAAGGTGGATCGCGACTGGTTGATCCACGGCATCGGCGACGTGGACGGCACGCCGCCCTTCATCGACAATCCTGACGAAGCCTTTGTGGCGATTGCACATGCCAGCCCGCGCCCCTCAATGGGCGGCGGCGCGGTGGTGCTTGAAGATCGCGACACGCCGGGCCGCGCCTATCACTTCCGCCGGTCCTGGATAAAGGGCAGCCTCAAGGCCAGCCCCTCGCAGCTGCGCATCATGCATGTTGAAGGCGACAGCATGGCCCCTACCCTGCTGGACGGCGATACGGTGCTGGTCGACATGGCGCGCAAGACTCCGAACCCGCCCGGGATCTTCGTGCTGAACGACGGGATGGGCTTGGTCGCCAAGCGGCTGGAGCACATCCCGAACAGCGATCCATCCGCGGTGCGGGTCATCTCCGACAACAGCTTTTACAGCCCCTACGAGCGCACGGTCGAAGAGATCCACGTCATCGGGCGGATCCGCTGGTTCGCGCGAGAAATATAGAGGCAGTGTGGTTTGCCAAGTTCAATACACTTATTGATGATCAGATACTGAAACCGTTTCCGGAACGATCCAAATGCATCCAGAGAGCCTGCTAAACTTTATCACGCAGCGAATGCGAATGTCCCACATCTATCAACCGGTGGTGTTGCGAGAGTTATTGCTGTCAGATGGACAGGCGACCGTTGAACAGATTGGAGATATGCGCAAAAGTTGGTGATGCTTGATCAGGCGGCGATTTGAACGTGGCGGAGACCGTCGCGGAACTCAACCCCGTCGATGATTTCGGGCAGGCGGTTCCGGCCGTCGAGTTTGCGCCATTTTCCCTGCGCTGACATCATCAGCTTGAATGCCATGGCCAGCCCGGTCTTGCGGCTGAGGCAGCCCTTGGTGCGTTTCGTGCGATGCCGGACGGTGGCAAAGGTGCTTTCAATCGGGTTTGACGTGCGGATGTGCTTCCAGTGTTCGGCCGGATAGTCGTAGAAGGTCAGCAGCGCGTCCCGGTCCTTGACCAGCTTGGCCACCGGCTTGTTCCACTTCACGCCGTAGGTTTCGACGAAGAAATCGAAGGCGGCGTTCGCTTCGGCTTTCGTGTCGGCCTGCCAGATGTCGTGCAGGTGCGCCTTCGCCTTGGCTTGGATAGATTTCGGCAGCGCGTTCAGCACGTTCATGGTCTTGTGGACCCAGCACCGTTGTTCCCGCGTCGTAGCGAACACCTCGCGCAGCGCGGTCCAGAACCCCAATGCGCCATCACCGATGGCCAGTTTCGGGTCCTGTTTCAGGCCGCGGCGCTTGAGATCGAGCAGCACCTCGCGCCAGCTTTGGGTGCTTTCACGGAAGCCGTCGGTCATGGCCAGCAACTCCTTGCGGCCGTATTCATCCGCCCCGACGATCACCAGAACACATTGTTTTTCCTCAGCCATGCGCGGTTTGAAATAGACGCCATCGGCCCAGATGTAGAGGAACCGCCGCGTGCCAAGGTCGCGTTTCTGCCAAGCCTCGTAGTCTGCCCACCAGTCGGCCTTCAGCCGCGTGACGGTCTTGGCCGATAACCCCTTGGCATTCGGACCCAGCAGCGCCCCCAACGCCTCGGTAAAATCGCCTGTGGACACGCCCTTGAGGTAGAGCCACGGCAGCAACTCCTCGACCGATTTCGCCTTGCGCAGATAGCGCGGCAGGATGCTGGGCGTGAAGGTAATCTTGTCTTCGCCTGGCTTGCGGTCCCGCACGCGCGGCACCTTCACGGGCACCGGACCAATGCCGGTCATCACCTCGCGTTCGGGTAAGTGACCATGGCGCACCAGGCGTGCCCGACCGTCCTCGAGCTTGTCCCCGGAAAAGGCGTTCATGAGCGCGGCCAGCTCCGCGTGGATCGCCTGTTCGATCAGCTTGCGCGCTCCATCGCGCAGGACCTCGGTGAATGGGTCGGAGCCAAATCCTGATGGATCGGGCAGTTCAGTGATGGTATTCTCTGGCATGTGGCATATCCCTTTCTCGGCTGAGAATTGACGGCGTCTGAACACCGCCATGATATGCCGCCCCTCAGGGCATCACCAACTTTCGCGCGTTTCTCAACAGATTGCCAGGGCATTACTGTCGTATGACCTGTCTCAGGTTGAGTATTACGAGATCAGGACCAAAAACATGGTCGGGCGTGTTCTGACCAATAATCAGATCGTTGAACCGATCAAGGATGGCGTCAGAACGATCGGATATCGGCTTCTGGAAGCCGAACTCACTGCGGGAGAAACAGAGCAACTGATTGCAGCATGTGATGCAAAAATTGCGGAATATATTGAACGCCGCGGCGGCGTTATCTGGCAGCACCGAACAAATGCGAATGGCTATATCCCAGGGTCCGTTCGCTATGAAGTTCTGAAGCGGGCCAGATTTCGGTGCGAACTTTGCGGCGCTTCTGCGGAGAAGATCGCCTTGCACGTCGATCACATCGTTCCGCGCAACAAGGGAGGCCTGGACGAGCTGAGCAACTTCCAGGCTCTGTGCATCACGTGCAATACCAACAAACGGGATACCGACGATACCGATTTCAGAAACATGGCCGAGCAATACGCGGAACGTCAAAGCGGATGTCTTTTCTGCGAAATCCCAACCGATCGCATCATTGCTGAAAACGAGCTTTGTTATGCAATCCGGGACGGATTTCCGGTTACGGACCTCCACACGCTAGTGGTCCCGAAGCGACATGTCGCCGATTACTTCGATCTGTATCAGCCAGAGCGGAACGCGATCGACCAGCTCTTGAAGGAGCAAAGGGCGAAAATCCTCTCAGGCGATCATACGGTTTCGGGATTCAACGTCGGGATTAATTCCGGTGAGTCTGCTGGTCAGACGATTTTTCATTGCCATATCCACCTGATCCCGAGACGGGACGGTGATGTGAAAGAGCCCCGAGGAGGTGTTCGCGGTGTCATTCCTGGCAAGCAGTCGTACTAGCGGTCAGGTTCAATGATCGAATTCCGCTCCCTCGCTGATGATGAACCTGCCTTGAGCTTCTCGCCCCTCTTGCGCGGGGTTTTGAAAACCTACGCTTACGTCCACGAGCATGGTTCCATCGGCCTCACCCCCTCAAAAGCCTTCAAGCGCAATTTCGTTCACTGGGCCGCAGCCGCGTTCGACTGGCCCGGGTACACAGAGGACGATCTCTTCGCCGTCAACAAAGTGCTCAACGAACATGACTTCATGCCGCTTGGAGATATTCACTTCCTGCTGACCAGCCTGAAAATGGGTCGGCACTATAAGGGGGATTTCAAGCTGACGAAGTCAGGGTCGGACTTGGCACATCAACCCGGCCGTCTATTTGGGATTTTAACGCCGTTCTACCTCTTTGAAATCGATCATTCGAGTTGGTCACGGACCCCGAGAGAACCGGTTCCAGGAAACTGGAACATCTTCCTCAACGTCCTCAATGTCGAGACGGAGGACGGCGCAGCGGGCCAGCATCTGCGACAGATCTTGTTTGGCGAACCCGACTCCAGCCCTTTTCCACGCTACGATGAGATGATGGGCAGCCTTTACACTCAGGTTCTGCGCCCGCTCGTCTGGACCGGTCTGATTCAGGAAACACGCCCTGGGAAATCCTTTCGGTCGCAGGAAAGCGTGTTCACCAAAACCCCTCTTTGGAAGGCCGCGCTTAAACTCGAGACGGATTCGATGGTCCAACCCGCGACACGGCACTGAAAGGCCGCGCGACGCAAACCCGATCCAGCACGCGGCACCCCGAACCAGCCCCGCAACCCGTTGTTTTAACTTGAATACCAGCGCCGCCTGAAGCCCAGATAGGGCAACAACCCGAAAGGCGCTCCGATGATTGATGAAATCTCAACCCCGGTTTCGGGGCCCAATCCGCTATGCCCCAACAAGATGTCTGCCCGGGCACGCCTCGCCGAACTCGGCCGCATTCTAGCCGTCGGCGTCATTCGTCTGAACGCAGAAAATGCCAGGTCTTTATCTGACGAAGGCGGAGACAGTTTCGTGGACTTCTCGCCCCGAACGAGCGGTGGTCGTCGTGCAAAACGTATCCGCATCGGAGGAATTCATGAAGCATCACAATAAGATATCACCTGCAAAGCCTGGGCAGGACGGAGCAGTGGATCAAACAGTCCTGGCCCGCCTGGCTGCGCTTAAGGCCATGTCGGTCAGGGATCTGAAAGCCGAATGGGAAAAGCTCATCGGCACCGCCGCGCCGAACAATAGCCGGACCTTTTTGGAAATTCGCATCGCTTATCGCATCCAGGAACTGACCTACGGCGGTCCCGACCGGCAAACCCGGCGCATGCTTGATTTGCTGGCCGATGAAGTAGAGGGAGTTGCCCGGAGGAAGAAGCAGATTGCCGACCCGCGCAATCCTGTGGTGGGCACCAGACTGATCCGGGAATGGGACGGGGTCGAGCATACGGTGATCGTCCTCAAGGACGGTTTTGACTGGCAGGGCCAGAAATACAAATCGCTCTCGGCCGTGGCCCGTGCCATCACCGGAACGCGCTGGAATGGCTATCGCTTCTTCGGCCTCCGTGAACGCAAGCGGGAGCAGGCATGATGGATCGCACGACCCGCCCTGCCCGCCGCCTGCGCTGCGCAATCTACACCCGCAAGTCGAGCGAGGAAGGGCTCGACATGGAGTTCAACAGCCTCGATGCCCAGCGGGAGGCATGCGAGGCCTATATCGCCAGCCAGCGCTCCGAGGGTTGGGTTGCGACCCGCGACCGTTATGACGACGGCGGCTTTTCCGGTGGCAATCTCGAGCGTCCGGGTCTCAAGCAGCTTATGGCCGACATCGACGACGGGTTGATCGACGTGGTGGTGGTTTACAAGATCGATCGCCTCAGCCGCTCGCTGATGGACTTTTCCAAGTTGGTCGAGATCTTTGACCGCAACGGCGTCACCTTCGTTTCGGTCACGCAGTCGTTCAACACCACGACCTCGATGGGGCGGCTGACGCTGAACATCCTGCTCAGTTTCGCCCAGTTCGAACGCGAGGTGATCGGCGAGCGCATCCGCGACAAGGTAGCCGCGTCCCGCAAGCGCGGGATCTGGATGGGCGGCTACGTGCCGCTCGGCTACGATGTGCAGGATCGCAAGTTGACGGTCAACGACGCCGAGGCCGCATCGGTCCGCCGCATCTTCGAGCGGTTCGTCGAACTCGGGTCCGCCACGGTTCTGGCGCGCGAACTCCGCCGCGACGGGTTCCGCAACAAGCAGGGAACGCTGATCGACAAGGGGTACCTCTATCGGCTTCTGAACAACCGTGTTTATCGCGGTGAGGCCGTCCACAAGGGCAAAGCCTATCCCGGCGAACACGACGCCATCATCGAGAACGACCTCTGGGATCGCGCCCACGCCATCATGAAGGAAAGCCCGCGCAAACGTGCCAACAACAGCCGGTCGCAGACACCTGCGCTATTGAAGGGCCTGATATTCAGCGACACCGGCGCCGCCATGACCCCCACCAGCACCCGGAAAGGTGCAAAGCTCTATCGTTACTATGTGTCGATGGACGCGATCAATAACCGCGAGACCGGCGGTGAGACCGCTCCGATGCGGCTGGCTGCCGGAATGGTCGAGGACGCGGTCGTGACGGAGGTCCGGCGCATTCTCCAGACGCCGGAGGTCGTGACGCAGGTGATTGCCGCCCTGAAGGTCAAAAAGTGCGCTGTTTCTGAGGCGGACGCCATCGCGGCATTGCATGAGTTCAGCGCGCTTTGGGCGCAGCTGTTCCCGGCCGAGCAGGCACGGATCATCCAGCTTCTTGTCCGGCGCGTTTCCGTCACCGCCGCGGGGCTCGAGGTCGACATCCGACGCGAGGGGATCGCGGGGGTCGTCCGCGAGATGGTTGCACCGCGCAATCTGGAGGCGGCGGAATGACCAAGCCTGACGATACGATCCGCATCCTGATCCCGTTGAAGGTCCGCAAGAAGAACGGTCGGCCAAAAATCCTGCCGCCCGCCGACTATCTGCCCAGCGAAGACCAGGCGCAGGACCCACATGTCCTCCGCGCCATCGGCCGTGCATGGGGCTGGCGGCGGCGCATGGAGGCTGGCGAGTTCAGCACGATCCAGGAACTCGCCGAGGCCGTCGGGTTGGCTGAGCGACACGTGAGCCGCCAGTTGCGGCTCGCTTATCTCGCCCCGGAGGTGCTGAAGCGGTTGACCTGCGGGCGCGAACCATCGGCGGTCAGCCTGTATGATCTGGGCTTCCTCGCTGGGGCAGCGTGGGGGGAACAAATTAGACAGGCACTCGACGAGGCTACATCCTGA